ATTATCAATGGAGATATGAGCATTGCTCAAAGATCAACTTCCGTTGCTTCAATTACTGGAAGTGGTTACAATACAGTAGATAGGTATAGATTAGAAATAAGTAGTTTGGGAACATGGACACAATCACAATCTACTGATGTTCCAACTGGTCAAGGTTTTTCAACATCACTTAAAATGGATTGCACAACTGCTGATGCTTCTCCAGGAACAAGTGATTATATTTTTATGGGACAAAAATTTGAAGGTCAAAATTTACAATATTTAAAAAAAGGAACTTCATCTGCTGAAAGTTTAACTTTATCTTTTTGGGTTAAATCGAATAAAACTGGAACTTATGTTGTTGAAATAAGAGATGCAGACAATGATAGAAATATTTGCAAATCTTATACAATCTCATCATCTAATACTTGGGAGAAAAAAGAATTAACTTTTGCTGGAGATACAACAGGATCATTGGGTAATGATAATGGAGATTCTTTAAACTGTACTTGGTGGTTAGCTGCTGGAACAGATTTTACTTCTGGTACATTAGCAACTTCTTGGGAAGCTAGAAATAATACTGATAGAGCAGTAGGTCAAGTCAACCTTGCAGATAGCACATCAAACGAATGGGACATTACAGGAGTACAATTAGAAGCTGGAACAGCAGCATCTGATTTTGAGTTCTTGCCTGTTGATATAAATAAAAATAGATGTTTTAGATATTATTTTAAAGATTTAAAATCAGCATCTGGATCAAGTGCAATTTTTACTAATTGTGGTTGTTGGAATAACACACTTTGGCATGGACTATATCGTTTACCAACACCATTAAGAGCATCACCAACTGTTACTTATAATAGTACTTTTACTATGCATGGTGCTGGAAGTTTTACTGCTACTACTTCATCTTTATCTTATTCGTCAAGTAAAGATACTCATGCCATAAATAGTTTAAAATTAAGTGGCAATATGGCATCACATAGTTTTACAAATGGATTTATTGCACACTTATACGCAAGTAGTACATCATCAAGTATAGAATTTAATTCGGAGTTATAATGATAGAAAAAAATAACATAGTTTCAGTAGAAAAATCTTACCATGATGGAGAGTGGCAAGACACATATATTGTTATGGATGGTAGCATAAGAAGAATTGTACCACATGATACAGCAAACACAGATTATAAAGCAATACAAGAATGGATAGCAGATGGTGGAACTGTTATTGACAATGGAGGTGGAGAGTAATGGCTTTGCACTCATATATATTCGTACAAAGAAATGATAAGGAGAGATCATGGCAATAATAACTTTAAATAATAATTCTTTATCTGGTCTTAACGTAGGTAAGGTTTTGCAAGTAAAAAGTGTTAATTATTCAACTGCTGAAACAATTACTGCTACATCTTTTACAGCAACAGGATTAAGTTTAGCTATAACCCCAGCTTCATCATCTAATAAAATTTTAATTATTTGTTCACCTCATATTAGAATGGATAGAAATGCTGATAATGCAGCATATAAAGTTGCATTATATAGAGATTCAACAGCAATTATGGAAGATGATGCAACAAACGCATATTTTGCTGAATTTGCTGGAACAACAACAACAGATATAAGAACAAAACAATCTTATGAATTTTTAGATTCTCCATCAAGCACATCTTCAATAACTTATAAATTATATATAGCAAATCAAGATGCTAGTTCTAGTGGACAAGTACAATTAAATTGGAATGATGGTAATTTAAATTCGTCTTTAACATTAATGGAGATAAGTGCATGATAAGTAAAGCTATATTTAAAATTAATCCAAATGCTGAATATAGAATGGTTGGAAATAATATAAACAACATTCAATGGTTAAATGGAACAACACCTATTCCTAAAGCTGACATAGAAGCTAAGATGAATGAGATGGCTAATGAGCCTGAACAATCTAAATATGCAGAACAAAGAAGAAATGCTTATCCAGCAATAGGAGATCAACTAGATATGCTATGGCACTCAATAGATCAAGATCCACAATTAAAATCTAAGTATTTTGATTTCTATGAAGCTATTAAAGCAGTCAAGGTAAAGTACCCTAAGAATGGCTAATATTTATAAAAATGCAATGTTTGATCTTACAACGACAAACAAAACAACAGTTTACACTTGTCCTACAGACAGAACAACTTTAATTAAATCTATACAGATAACTAATATTCATACAGGTAATATTGAGGTTGAAGCCTTTACTACAGATAGCTCAGATTCTGGTGCAGAACATGAAGTAGCTCACATATCACTTGCATCAAAAACTGTAGATAATTTAGTAAAAGGTACAATGGTTTTAGAGTCAGGTGATACATTAAAATTAAAAGCAGCATCTGCTAATAACATAGCAGGTATTGTTAGTTATGTAGAAATATTTGACGAAAAGAGTGCGTAATATATAGTTGTTATTAAGCATTTTTTAATGTAATTATGGAATTAGTACGAATACCAATCCAAGAACTTGAAAAGGTTTGGGGTGTTGTAGAAAAAGATATAAAAAACGCACTAGCTTACTCAAGTCAACTTACCGATTCAGACTTTGTTTATGATCTTCTTAAAGAAGGTAAATTCCAACTTTGGATATTATGGGATCGCAAACAAAAACTTACAACAAATAAATACTTTGGTGTTGTAGTTACTGAGTTGATAAAAAGAAAGTTTGGTAAAGTTTGTCATATCTATATTATGACTGGCAGACAAAGACACAAGTGGCAACACTTGATTAGCAAGATAGAAGACTTTGCTAAAGAAGAAGGTTGCAAAATGATGGAATTGATTGCTAGACCAGGTTGGCAAAGAGTTTTAAATTTATTTAACTACAAAAGAACCCATGTAGTTTTAGAAAAGAAAATTGAACAAGAGGAGTTAAAATGAGTTTTGGCGGAGGATCAAGTGGTGGAACTACTACACAACAAGTAACACCTTATGCACCAGCAGAACCAGCATTAGCACAAATATTATCTGAAGCTGGAACTATATATGGTCAAGGTGCAGGTGCAGCAGGATATGTAGCACCAACACAACAAACATTGACAGGACTTGCAGGACAAGAAGCTCTTGGTACAGCAGCTCAACAACAAATGGCTGCAACATTAGGTGGTCAATATTTAAATCCTTTCTTAGCTCCATTGATACAAAAAACAGCAGCAGACGTTGCAACAGGAGTTCAATCACAATTTAGTGCAGCAGGTAGAACACCAGGTTCTCCCATGTCGCAACAACAAATAGTTTCACAAGTAGCTCAAGCTGCATTACCTTTAGCATTTCAAGAATATGGAACTGAAAGAGGAAGACAGTTAGGACTTGCTACACAAATTCCAAGTTTAGTTCAAACAGGCGCACAACTAGAAAATATACAAAGACAAAGACAACTAGCTCCAGCACAAGCATTACAACAATACGCAGGTTTCGTATCACCGATTGCAACTGGACTACCTACAACAATAGGATCATCACAAGTACAAGCCAATCCATTTTCAACTGCACTAGGAGGTGCATTAGTTGGTGGACAATTTGGCGGTGGTGCAGGTGCATTACTTGGTGGTGGTTTAGGATTATTAGGAGGTTTATTATAATGGATAGAATTAAAAAATTTTATTTTGACCTTGAACAAAAAGTAAGAGCAAAGCCTACTAAACATATTATTGCTTTATACATTTTGTTTATCATTTCTATAATTTTATAAAGGAGTTCTTATGGGTTCAAGATCAGGTTCAGACTCTGGAGGTGGCGGAAATGATATGCAAGTATCAGGAGCTGAGGCATTCTACTCAAGTGAACCTGGTATAAGCACCGCAGCAGATACAAGAGTTTCAAACACATCTTTTAGCAGATCAAACGATGAAATAGTTGGTAGAAATGAAATTGATTACGTTGATAATCAAGGTAATCTTAGAACAACCACTATTGGTACTGGTGAAGGACAAGTAGATCCAGGTTTGGCACAAGCAAGATTAGGTGCAGATACATCTATGGTTGGTGCAGGTGTAGAAACATATTCAAATAGAGAAATAGAAAGAGGTTATACAGACGAAGGACAGGCTTTAGCAAATGTAAATGGTAAGTACATGACTAAAGCTCAAATGTATAGTACAGGTATTATTGCTAAAGATCCTGAAACAGGTGAAGATGTTATGGGTAATAAAACTGTTGATGCTGATACAGGTGAGATAGTTGACAATCCTGCAACAATGACCTTTGCTGAGAACTTTCAAAGTTTACCAGATTACTTACCTCTTACTGCAAGATTTTTAATGGCAGGTGGTAAAAGTTTAAGCAACTATCAAGATCGTAGTAAGTTCATGGGTTTTAATGAAGCTGGTCAAAGAGGATTATTAGGTAATGCTGCACTTGGTTATGGTCAAGGTAGAGATTCTAATGTGCCTATGAGCAACTTTAATACAGGTGATTCTGACAGAGATGTTATGAATAGAATAGCTCCAGATGCACCTTATATTGTAAATCCTAACTTAACTAGACCTGATTCGGTAGCACAAGATTTTTTTAATAATATGAATATGACTCAAGGTTCACCATTAAGTTCTGATTTGCAAAGGGATTATAATAATGCTAAAAATAGTGTTAATAGTATTTTGGGTATAGTAGCTCCAAATCAACAATTTGGCTATTCTACAGACCCCTATGGCGGTCTAATGGCATCAAATTTGAGTACCAACCCTTTTAATATAGACTACATGAGAACAAGAGGATTAATATAATGATTGATAGATTAAGAAAAAGATACGAACAATTACAAGGATTAATAGATACCTCTGCTAATCAAGAGGGTGGTTTATTGGGTAATATTCCTCAAGCTGCATTATTAGGTTCTGCTATTTATGGACAAGGCTTACAAGGTAAAGATCCTTTACAAGCATTTTTTCCTGCTGCTATGCAAACAGCACAATTACAAAAATTAATGACACCTAAAAAAGCAAATAAATTTAGAGCATTAACGTCATCAGAATTTGAAAAATTAAAATCTGAAGGTGTTAATCTTGATCCTAATAAAGGTTATCAAATAAACGAAAGAACTAACGAAATAAAACAAATAGGTTCAGGTCAAACAATAAATATTGGTGATACTCAAAAAGTTGCTAGTGCAGGTACACCTAAAGACAAACAATTTTTAGGCTTAAATCCAAACGATGATGTTATTGTTTTTAAGAAAAATAATCAAATAGTTGATTTCAAAGTTAATTCTTTTGCTGACAACAGATTAAAAGATATAGCAAAAGCAGTAAAAGAATCAAAATTATCAGATGTAGATTCAGCATTAAAAGACATCGAAGATTACATAGAAGGTTTAGATGGTAAAGATTTGCCTGGAGTAGGTTTAGTTCAAGGCAATATTCCAGGTTTTGCTACTTCAGAAGCAGGTAATGAATTGAGAGCATTAATAAGTAAATATTCTAACATTACACTAAAAGAAAGATCAGGTGCTGCTGTAACTCCTAATGAATTTGAAAGATTCCAAAAAGAATTAGTTGGTGCTTTAACTACACCTGATGAAAAAACATTTTTAAAAATATTAAAAAATAACAGACAAGCACTTGAAAAACAAAAAAGACAAGTATTTGCAGCATACAGAGATGAAGATTTAGATAGTTATTTTAAATCTGGTGGTTTATCTTTTTATGGAGAAACACAACCACAAACATCATCTTCAGGATTAACATTAACACCTGAACAACTACAAGCATTACCAACTAATATATTGGAAGAATTACTTAAAAATTTACCAAGATGAGCAGAGAACTAATTGAAAAAGAACTTGAAAGAAGAAGGGGATTAGATCAATCTAATGCTGTTCAACAACAAGAAACAATCACTCAACAAAATTTACCTACAGTAGATCAACAAAGACAACAACAAGGTGCTTATGGTCGTATGTTAGACTATGATGAAATGCCTGAAATGAATGAAAGATCACAAGCTGTAGCAGATTATTTATCATCACCTGAATTTGGTAGATTAGTTTTAGAAGTAGGTGGAGCTGTTGCAGGTACTGCTTTTGCACCTCAGCTAACTTTACCTTTATATGTTGGTAGAGCAGCAGCTTTTGTAAGACCAGCTTTACAAGCAGTAGCAACTAGAATGACAGGTGCAGGTTTAGGAGAAGCAGGTGGTGCTGCTGTATCTCAAACATTTGATCCAACAGAAGATGTAACAAAAGATTTATTAAGAGCTTTCTTTACAGGTGCTACAGCAGAAGGTGCTGGTACAATAATTAATAAAGGTATTGCAAAAGCAATAGGAAAAAACAAAAAATTAATTGATGGTGCTGAAGAAGCTATTGCTACTATTGAAAAACAAAAACAAAAAATATTATCTACACCAAAAGGAACTTACTCTGATAGAATTATGGAAGCTGCTAGAACTGGTAAACTAACACCAGCTTTACTACAAGAAGGTCAAACTATTGACATATTAGAAAATGTAGCAGATTTAAGTTTGATTGGTGGTGGATCTATTAGGTCTGCAAGAGAAGGTGCTGAAAGTATTGCAACATCTGGTATAGAGGATTTTGCTACAAGATATAAAAGTTTAGCAGGAGAAGAAGAATTAGGTTTGTTATTTCAACAAACTTTAGCAGGTAGTCAAAAAGCATTTAAAGCAACATCTAACTCTAAATACAAAGCACTAGATAATGCTCTTTTAAAAGAAGGAAACCCAAATGCTGTTGATATTACAAATTTAAAAAAATGGGCAAAAGGAGAATTAAAAAATATTGGTGCTAAATCAGAAAGTGGTGCTTTAGTTTCATTCTTAAGAGGTATAGATGCTGAGAAAAATTTTGTAAATTTTAAAAAAGCAAACAATCTAAGATCAGATTATTTAGAAATTACAAGAGCATTAGCTGAACCTGGATTAGGTAAAAAGAAACAAAGACTAGCAGCAGTAGCAGCTAAATACATAGATGAATCTATGACTGGTGCAAAATTACCAGACGAAGTTAAAAATTTATATAGAAACGCAAATAATTTTTATAAAAAAGGAGCTAAAGTTTATAATAATGATTTATTTAAAACATTAATGGATAAAGACCCAGAGCTTGTTTATAAATCAATAGTTCCACAAGCTGCTGATAGACCTACATTAGTAGAATCTACTTTTAAAATTATTGATGAAGTAAAAGACAAAACTGTAAAAAATCAATTAAAAAATAAATTAAGAGGTGAATTTTTAGAAGATATTTTAACAAAATCATCAACACAATCTGACCAATTTGGCAGACAAATCAATGGTACTAAATTTGATGATTTACTTAAAATTAAAAAGAAAAAAACATTTAGTGCTTTTTTTGAACCAGAACAAATTAAAAATTTAAAAGATTTTTCTAACGCACTTAAATTTTCACAAGGAAGAATAAGAAAAAGAGGTGGTACTCCAGGTGCAATATTTATTCAAATGAAACAATCTGGTGCTGTCATGCAGTTGGCAGCAGGAGGAACTGCTGGTGCATTAGGAAGTCCAGGTATAGCTGCTGGTATTATTTTAACACCTGCTGCATTAGCAAAAATGATGACTAATGATAAAGTTATAAAATATTTAACAACTGGTTTTAAATACAATCAAAATCAAACAATAGCTGGAAGAAGTTTCAGACAAGCTATAGCAGCTATGGCTTCTGATGGAATTATATCTCAAGATGAAAAAGATAAAGTTTTATCAGATATGAAAGAAAATGGATATTAAATGGATAACTTACCTCAAGAAAACGAAAAGAAAATTATTAAACTTGAAGGTGAGCTAAAACTAATCCACCACAAAATTGATGTAATTAGGGATAACCATTTGCACCATTTAAACTTAAGAATCAATAACATCTACAAAATATTATGGTTCGTAGCAGCACTGAGTCTGACAAGTCTAGCAAATCTGGTTATAAACCTGATAAACTAATCTCTGAAAGACAAAAAAAAACTTCAATAAAAGGCACTGTTGGTGAATATGAAACTATAGCAAAACTAACCAAAGAAGGTTATTTTGTTGCTAAATCTGTAGATCCTGCTTGTCCATTTGATATTGTTATCGTTGACAAAAATGGTAAAATAACACTCATTGATATAAAAACTATAACCTATAGAAAAACAAAAAAAGGTAAAAGTTTAAAAGATAAACCTAAAGGTTCTTACAAGATTTGCAGAAGTCCTACTAAAGAACAGAAACGATTAGGTATAAAATTATTTATGGTAGATTATGAAAGTTAGTGAAAATACATCTGTCGCTATGCCAATCAAAAATATGGTTGGTATTATTATTGCAGTGTCTATGGGTATCTTCGCATATACTGAGATTACTGCTAGACTAACATCTCTTGAAACATCAAGAGAGCTTATGAATGCTGATTTACTTAAGGCTTCTGAGCAGACAACTGTTGATAAAGAACAATTTTTACTCTTGGAAGACCTTTACGAAACTGTAGAAAAACACCAAGAACTTTTAGACAAAAATATTCACAATCAAGTTATGCTTCAACATATTGAAAAAATGCTTGACAAGGCTTTAGAAGATATTGAAGGATTGAAAGATGCTTCAAGAGAAATGAAATATACAAATGGTACACACTAATGCAAGAAATTGTTATAGCACTTTTATTAATTGTTAATGGAGAGATTAAAGAGCATAGAATACAAGACTCTATGTCTGATTGCTTAAAAGGTAAAAGAGTTGCCTCAAGAGGTACATCAAAAAATATTGAGTATCAGTGCATAAAATCACTTGCTGAAACAGAGATATATATGGGTGAAAAATCAATCAAAGCATTAATACTAGAATGATAGATAAAATTATATACAGTTTTTTTGGTTTATTAGATAAGTTCTCTGAACACTTAGATAACGTATTCTTTCCAAAACCAAAGAAAAGAAAAAAGAAATGTAAAGATTGTAAGTGCGATTGTCATTGCAAAGACGATTTACATATTAACAACTTTGATCAAGAACTATGTAATTGTGAAGGGTGCAAACATTAAGGATTTTATGAGGTGTGGCTATGGAATATATACTGATAAAACTAGAATATTTGTGCAGAAAATTATATGCTTTTGTTTGGCGATGGCGAATAAGATTAACAATGAACTTGGAGAAAAAATATGTACGAAGAAGTAAAAGAAGAAATAAAGATTTGTGAAGGCTATGTGCCTAAGATTTACAAATGTAGTGAAGGCTTTGATACTATATTCTATGGACACAAGATAACACCTGAAGATCAATATGAGCATGGTGTTGAATATTCTAAGGAAGAAGGTGAACTTGTATTTGAAAGAGATTTCCAAAGAACACTAGATGCAGTCGAAAGATTAATAGGAGAAAGACCAATCAACAACACTGCAAAGCAAGTAATTATTAATATGGTTTACCAAATTGGAGAAGGTGGTGTATCTAAGTTTAAAAATATGTGGAAGGCTTTGGATAGAGAAGATTATGGTGAAGCTAGTTTTCAAATGATGGATTCTCTTTGGGCGAAACAAACTCCTAACAGAGCAAAAAAACTAGCAGAAAAAATGAGAGGTGCATAATGTGGTTAAATCTAGCAGCTAAATTAGTACCAGGTATGATTAAAACTGGTATGTCTATTGCAGCCAATAGAAGAAAAACAAAAGAATTAGAATCAGTAGCTGAATTAAAAATGGCTGAACGTATGGCTACTGGAGAAGTTGAATTTAAAAAAGCAGTTATTGACAGTCATAAAGGGGATCTAAAAGATGAATTTTGCCTTATCCTCATCTCAATCCCTCTGTTGCTTTTAGCTTGGTCTGTATTTAGTGATGATCCAGATATACAAGCAAAGATAGATATATTTTTTGATAAGTTTTCTAACCTTCCAGTCTTTTATCAAGCATTGGTGGTGGGAAGTTTTAGTACGATACTTGGTATAAAGGGTGTTTCTACATTTAAAAAAAAATAAATGTCTGACATTGATTTGATTAACGAATATAAGGATCAGGTAAGAATCCTTAAACAAGAGGTTGCAGAATTGCAAGACGCAGGTAAGTCTAAAGATTCTGCTAACAAAAGATGTTTGCAAAAACTAGAGCATTCTCAACAAGACCTACTAGATGCAAATAAAAAAATAACTGAACTTGAGGATCAATTAAAGAAAGTAAAAGATAAAGAATGAATTTTGTATTAAATTTAATAATGTGTTCTGCTGTAGCAAACACTTGCCTACCACCTTACAGATACCCAGACTTATTTGTAGATGGGTATTCTTGTATGATAGCTGGTAACAATGAATCAATAAAAAAATTAGAAGAAATTGGTCATAAGGATGTCAATAAAAATAAAATATTTATCAAGTTTTTGTGTACTGAAGAAGCTGTAGTTCCTCCAAAAAAACCAAAAATTATGACATAATGTATTGTGTGGTATGGAAAAATAACAGCGATTTGCATACTATGTTTACCAATACAATTTTTGAAACTGAGAAAAAAGCTATAGAATTTAAAGACAAACAAAAATCTATGCGTAAAAAACATGATTGCAGAGTTGTCGAATATGAATATAAATACTTTAATGGGGTAAAATTAGATGGCGATAGATAAGTCAAAAATGAAGTGTAATAAACCTAAGAGGCAAATCTCAGGTGGCAAAAAGTTTGTCGTCAAGGCTTGTAAAGGTGGCAAAGAAAAGATAATTAGATATGGGGATGCCAATATGACTATTAAAAAGTCTAACCCTGCAAGACGAAAGAGCTTTAGAGCTAGGCACAGATGTGCTACTGCTAAAGATGTGTTCAGTGCTAGATACTGGTCATGTAAAAAATGGTAAAAGGAGAAAACTATGTATATGAAAAAGAAAAAAAAGAAAAAAGCTAAAAAGAAAAATAAGAAAAAAAAGTATTAACAATTAGGAGTAACTGCTAGTCAGTTGGGAATGTTGGAGGGTTATATATTATGCCTAAAGGTAAAAATAAAAAGTACAGTAAAAAACAAATGAAGATTGCTAGAATGGCTGCACCATTTGATAAGATAACAGGTGCAGATTTTAAAGCACTTAAAAAAAAGAAAAAGAGAAAAGTATGATGAAAACAGTTAAAGCACCAAAAGGATTTCATTGGATGAAAAAAGGTAACTCTTACAAACTTATGAAAGGAACATATAAACCTCATAAGGGTGCAGTGAAAGTTGCTAAGTTTGCTGTTCAAAAAAGACATAGTGCATGAGGCAAGTAATTCTTGATGCACTAGAAAAAAGATATGAGGCTCAGATTGCTGAAGCTGAGGCAACATTAAAAATTTATTTAGAAAACAGTGTAGGGATTGGTGAGCATCCTCAACACATAGACGAATCAGATAAGCTGATTGAAAAGATTGCTCATGCAGAAGAAAAACTACAAATACTAAAGGAGTTCAAAGATGGCTAAATTATGTGCAAGAGGTAAGGCAGCAG